CCTTGACGCCCTTCGGACGTGTGCTCTACGATTCGCTCGAAGAAGGCCTTTCCGTATCGTTTCTCAATACTCTGCGGCGTCATGCAATGCAGGATTGCGGACGACGGTTCCAAGTAGTAGCCGGAGAATCCATGGTAGAACTCGACGAACGGCTGTCGAAGCGCAAGTCTCCGGACTTCGTCATCATTGATTCATTCCAGTACACACAACTCGACTACCGTCAGTACATCGCATTCAAGGAACGGCATCCGGACAAGATGCTCGTCTTCGTGAGCCATGCCGACGGAAAACAACCAGCGGGCCGGGCCGCCCGATCAGTAATGTACGATGCCGGACTGAAAATTTGGGTAGAGGGGTACAAGGCATTCAGTAACGGTCGTTTCTTCGGTCCGACTGGAGAGTATACTATCTGGCGCGAGAAGGCAGATGAATATTGGGGGACACCACAAAGTCAGAAACCATTTTCAAAAATCGAGAAGTGATGAAACTATACATCAGTGGTCGTATATCGGGACGTCCCACCAAGCTGGCGCAGGCGGAATTCGGTGAAGCGGAGGCCAAAATCCGCAAATTCGGACTTATTCCGGTCAATCCGATGAACAACGGGTTGCCAGCCGACACGGAATGGGAAGATCAGATGGGGCAGGATATCGCCATGCTGCTCCGGTGCGATGCGATCTATATGCTCCCCGGATGGCAGCAGAGCGAGGGTGCTACCCTCGAATATCTGATTGCCAGACAACGACGGATGCGGATATTCCTGGCCGAGACATTCGAGGCCCATGCAGGAATAGAAGATCTCACAAAACAATAGTCCCATGAAACGCAAACCGACCTGTTACGCCCGGTTTTACGCTCTTCTGAACCGAATGCCGGGAGATCGGAACCAGATCAAGGAAACTCTTGTCGCACGGTTTACAGAAGGCCGGACGACCTCTCTGCGCGATATGCGGACAGCGGAATACGAGGCTATGTGCCGAACGATCGAAGCGGAACTCGAACATCCCGGGATGAGCAGCGAAGAATTCCACCGTGAACGGAAGCGTTTGAGGTCTGCCGTATTGCACCGGATGCAGCGGCTTGGAATCGACACATCGGACTGGGACATTGTTGACACATTCTGTTTGAGCAATCGCATTGCCGGAAAAGAATTCGCCCGTCTTTCGCTCTCAGAATTGGAATTGATGATTCCTAAACTCGAAGCTATGGGCCGTAAAGGGTACTCACGTCCCAGAAAAGCAATGATCCCGATAATTATTCGCACAGATCAGATACCAAGTTAACCAAGAAGATGACCTGAAGTGCCGTAATCGAAGATCGAATTTTAAGAGAATGGACAAATTAGGAAATATTACACTGTACAACGCTGATTGTATGAATCTCCTGCGAGAGTTTCCAGACCGATCATTCGATTTGGCGATTGTCGATCCGCCCTATTTCGATGCTCCTGATAAATTGGGTTATTATGGAACTACTAAATCGTCGATAGGAGTAAAACGACCGGCATACGAGGCAAAACATTGGACGGTTCCCGATAAGAACTATTTCATGGAATTGCGGCGTGTATCGAAAAACCAGATCATTTGGGGATGCAATTATTTCTGTTATCCCTTCGGCCCCGGCCGCATCGTATGGGATAAAGTCAATGGAAAAAGCTCTTTTTCGGATTGCGAAATAGCCTACTGCAGTTTGATTGATACGGTTCGCCTGTTTGCATTCATGTGGAACGGAATGTGTCAAGGAAAATCTATCTCCGAAGGGCGCATCCAGCAAGGAAATAAAATGCTGAATGAGCGTCGTATCCATCCCACCCAGAAGCCTGTAGCGCTCTATAAATGGCTGCTGTCGAACTATGCCGAACCGGGCGACAAGATTATCGATACACATCTGGGCAGCGGTTCGATATGTATAGCCTGCGACGATCTCGGATTCGAAATGACGGGCATAGAACTCGACAAAGATTATTACGAGGGTGCCAAACGGAGGCTTCAATGGTATCAGGTACAACAGAAACTATTTTGACGATGACCCACGCATCCCTTTTCAGCGGCATCGGCGGCTTCGATCTGGCGGCCGAGTGGGCGGGATGGACGAACGTCTTCAACTGCGAAATAGATTCGTTTTGCCGCAAAGTACTGAAATATCATTTCCCCGATGCAGAACAATATGAAGACATTAAAAAATCAGATTTCAGCAAGTGGCGGGACCGTATCGACGTGCTTACCGGAGGTTTCCCCTGTCAACCGTTCTCGCTCGCAGGAAAACGCAAAGGAACCGATGACGACCGCTACCTGTGGCCCGCGATGCTCGGTGTCATTCGGACTGTTCGACCGCGATGGGTCGTTGGAGAAAACGTTTACGGCATCGTTAATTGGTCGGACGGGATGGTCTTCGACACGGTGTGCTCTGACCTGGAGGCGGAAGGATACGAAATGCAGCCGTACATTATACCGGCTTGCGGTGTCGGCGCTCCCCACCGACGGGACAGATGCTGGTTTGTTGCCCACCGTGCAGACACAAGGATTGAAACGATGCGAGATGGGCAAGACGGTTTTCATGCCGCTGGGATTGTTACCGACCCCGACTGCGACAGATGCCGGATCGGGACGTACCAACCGAAGTCCGTCTCCGGGAGCAGCCGAACGACCGACAATCGCACTTGCGGCGAAGAGAGGTCTCCTGCCTACACCTACGGCCAACGATGCGAAGAATGCAACGCTTCCGAAAAGTCAAGCCAAACGCAAGGGCTCAGTATCCAAAATGGCAATGGGAAGCGACGGATACCAGACTGGAGCGGGTTCCCGACTGAATCCCCTGTATGTGACAGAGATGATGGGTTTCCCGGTGAACTGGCTGGTCTCTCCTTTCCTGCGTGGTGCAGAGAATCGATCAAAGCCTGCGGAAACGCCATAGTCCCGCAGGTGGCGTTGCAGATATTCAAGACGATCGAAGAATACGAAACAAAACAACTGAGATGAAAGATCAAGTAACAAGCATTGAGCAGCCGTTGCGCCTTGTGGATGGCAAGTTTATGCGCGGGGATGTTGAGGAAAAACCTGAAATCGGCAATCCTGAACAAATCGCGCTTTTGCAGAAGATTGAGCGCGAACGTACACAACGGGAAAAGGCCGCCAAGGCTGGCCGGTTGGATGTCGACATTCATGTGTAAGATATTAAGTACAAAGTTGTCTATGAGTTCACGTGCATTTGCGGAAATGCGATTCAGGCGAGGGGCATTAATTATACTGACGATTGGGAAGAATTGGAAAACCCGGTTTATGAGGATGGGCCAATCATCTGCAATAGATGCTACCGTGAGTATGAGATTGACGGTTTACATGCAAAGTTGATTAAACGATGAAAACACACCTACTGAAACGACTGCGGCAGAAACAACCTGTTAAGCCATTTTTCTATCTGAAAGAAATATGGATTGAGGGATGGGGTAATCCGAATTATCCGCCCTATCTGGTCATTAAAAAGCGTGTTTTAGGCCCGTTTGGAAAGACCGTGGTTGACTTCGGAATTTTGAACGAACGTAACTGTATCGAAATATATGCTATAGCAGAGATGAGCCTCACGGAAGTGAACAAGAAGAATATCTGAAGTCCGCCTACTACAAGGTCGGCGAGATCGTGGCTGTGGCGCAGAATTACAGTTCATTTTACAATATTTTAGACAATACGAGGCCAATTCCAGAAGGTGCTGGATGGGACAATAAAATGTTTGTCAGAGCAGATTTGATGCCCCACCAAATACGAATCACCGGAATCAGATGCGAGAAGTTGCAAGATATTTCGGACGCTGATTGCCTGAAGGAGGGGATTTTCGTTAACGAGTATTTCGGCAATGGCAAAAAATGCCATCATTACGGGTTCGATGGCTTTTTCAATGAAACCGAAGGATGGTTTGCCAGAGTATGGTTTAACACTCCCCGCGAAGCCTTCGCCTCGCTTATCGACAAGGTTTCCGGAAAAGGTACGTGGGCATCGAATCCGTGGGTCGTGTGCTACGAGTTCGAATTGGTAAAATAGTTAGTTATGGTGATATTCAGAGTACGTATAGCTAAGTGCTCATGTTGGGATGGGCAACACATTATAGTAAGGAGGCGATATTTGGATGTATGCCTGTTCGACCGCTGGTTCGAACTATTCAAACATGTCGGAAAGTGCAGAGGATGCGAACTGCCATTTTAAGAAATAGCGAGATTCTCGCAAAATCTCGAAATATTCATGAAAGGAGCAGTATTGTTTAATATGTCATATCTATACCTTTCGATCCTGATTTCCATTCAACTATGGTCGAGGCAGGATTAAGAAGAGGCCATCCCATGTTATTAGGGCTGCGAAACAAAGCGATAATAGCGAACTACTATGAGTATTGGCTCATAGATTACGAAGATGTAACAGAATTTATGGAAAAACATTGTCTAATACCCTGCTATTCAGTAGAAGACTTTGTAACAGCGATAAAGGAGATAAGACATGAAAACGATTAAAGAAAGGGCCCTTGAGTATGCCAATAGTGGTACCACT